TATAGTCCACAAAAGATAATCCATTATCTATAGCTTTGGATTCGTCGCATAATATCTTATCTGCTAATGTTGATCCCAAATGTCCACAAATACCTATAATGTTACCATCCAGTATTTCTGCTAATTTCGCCAAACTTAAACGCGGCTTATGATAAAAGTAATCGGGTCTGTTAGATTCGGAAACAATCTTTATTAAGGTTTTCCATCCTTGCAAATTTTTCGCCAATACCAAAAAATGTGATAATGAAGCATTTTCTTTTGTTTGTATACTCGGATCATCTTCACATATATATAATTCACAACCAAGAATTGGTTTTATATTTTTATTTCGCATTTTCTGATAGAACTGTACAGAGCCGGCGATGTTACCATGATCGGTTAAGGCACAAGAATTAATGCCTAATTTAGAACATCTATTAGCTATTTGTTCTGGACGATTAAGACCATCCAAAAGACTAAAATGCGAATGACAATGAAGAACAGAATAGGTCATACTGATCCTGGCGCTTTGTAAGATCCAAAAGAATGATTCGGGTGTTTGTACATACTCATTGTAGCATCGATCCCATAAAGTTCAAGGTCGTGCTTGACTTGTTCGCACTTTGTCATGACAGATCCTTTTTGACATATTTGTCCATCTCTATATTCCTCCAAAGGTTGTATGCTAGTATTTTCAAAAGTGGTTTTACCGAAATGGCATAATTTATTACACATCCATGTTTTATTAAGCTTAGGACGTTTTGTTTTCTTAATAATATCAAATTTTTCTCTCAACATATTTTCTGTGTCTATGAGATCGCTATCATGAAATACCATAGAAAAAGGACCACCATCATTAATAAAGTAGATAGAAAAAATTACATTTTCAATATGCGGATATAATTTTTTAATAGCATAGTGATAAATTTTAAGTTGTGGATCTTTTTCTAACTTTTCTTGGGTTTTTTCTTGACCGGTTGCCCAATCTAGTCTTCGTCCAGTATTATGTGTTGGAATATAATTTTCTGTACACAGATAAGTATTGTCTGGACTGTCTACGGAAATGCATTGAGTTTTTTGTATAATCGATTCTTCTATTTTAGAAACTCGTCTAACCCTAGATCTTCCAGATCCCCAATTTACATCCACAAGTTCTTTTTTCCTGTTCAATAGAAAAGGATTAATGTCAATTGGACGAAACGAAATAGGATATATGATTACGTTTTTTTTGTAATTTGTATCTCTTTTAATACACGCTTGATTCGGTCTTTGCCCAAGGGTTAAAAGTAGGTCTTTAACATCGTCGGATAGTTTTTTATTACAAGAAGTAAACACAGTTTGTTTTCTAATTGGATTTACATTTCCGTCTGTATCCATCAAACCCCTTAGTAAGTCTAGCCTTTGTTGAAAAGATGCTCTCAAATAAATTTTTGGTATATGTTTATTATTCAATAGATTTAAAGATTTTAGTATTTTTGTCACATTTAGGATCGATACTGTCTTATTTTTTGATCTTTTATCATTTTGAATTTTTCCTAGCTCATAACCTCTTGCTTGTATTTCTTCAAAAATTTCAGTATCATTGCCACTAATCTCGCAACCTCTATTTCTTCCGTCTCCTAACCAGACTCCTAATAGATAAGGATCTATTGGTAGGGATTGTTCATTACATTTTAATGGTTTTGTCACATTAATAGTATCGCCAATAGCTAGATCCTGTATAGATACCGTTTCACCATTAGATAATTTCCATAAATGCTCATCGTCACAAATTACCGATGTTTTGTCATCAAAAGTTACTCTGAAACATTTTTTTGTTTTGACTTTTGATTTTCCAACAACGCGACATATATTACCGTATTGATCAAAGACATTACATCCCACATTTATATCTGCAATTGTTGTCCATCCGTCAAGAGTAGGTAATTTTGTATCTAATGGCAATCCTTTCCAATCTATGACCTCAATAGTATTATCATTAGCCAAAGTTATAAGATCTATAGTGCCTTTTAAGCCCAAATATCCATCTAGTTTTTGATTATTAATATTATACTCGTATTTAGCCCATGGTTTTTCTATTACCAAATCAAAGTGTTGTTCTGGTCTAAGAATGGTGCGATTTCTAGGATCAAACATACCGCCATTAAATTCTATAGCCTTGTAAACCCAATTATAGCAGTCCTTATAGTCTTTTAGAGTCCAAGTATGATGACTATTAGCGGTACTATAATGCTTGTATACTTTTTCTATTATGGTATTAAGACTATAGTCATTTATATCTATAAGACCTAAGAATTCGTCATCATTTATATGAGATAATTTATCTTGCTGACCTTGTTTGATCATGGCAAGAATTTCTAAAACTTTATGGACTATTGTTCCTTTATCCGCCTTTTGTCCACTTGGACCCCTCCATCCTAGTACATATTCAAAAAAATATTGTTGTTCGCACATAGAATGGGCATTATAAGACGAACTACGGAAATAAGTTATAATCATGATATCCTATTATTGGGGTAGTACATTAAAATGTAACATAAGTTTTTTAAGTTTATCGTATTGCTCTCTAACTGTCATATGTTCATTATTAATGATAGCATTAAAATTATTCCAATCATATCTACAAGCGTCTAATATTGATTCGCTAATATGTTCTGATTTGTGTGGATTTCTATTTAGTCGAAATACTATTCCTCCATTATTTTTTATAGCTTCTACTTCATTAGGAAATCTACAATCAGAAACTATAACAACTTGAAGTTTACTCTTTTTAATTTTATTGATAAGAGCATTTACCCAAACATTATTATTTAATTTTCTAAATAAGTCAGTACCTATTAATTGCATTAAATCTCTAGCTGTTAGTTGCTTATCTTCCCAATAGGCATCAACTAGTTCATTCTTGTTATGATCTTCACCATAACATTGAACATATGATAATCCAAACATATTCATGCATATGTCTTCTTTTAATGGGTCTGCAAAGTTATATATTTCAACATCAGAATATCCATTGGATAATAATAATCCTTTTAAAAATTCTGAACAAATAGTTTTGCCAGACTGCTTACGGCCAGAAAATGCTATTATTTTAGTATTCATTAGTATTTATCTTTTAATTGTGGTAAAATAATCTCTTTTACTTCAGCTACTGACATATCAGCAACATCACTGTGGTCAATATCAATATAGAAAACATTATATGTTTTATGACATTTATCATAGATTTTTTGAGCAGCTCTTTTGCCAGCGTCGTCATTGTCCATAAGTATATATATACTCATTGCTCCAGAAATATCCAATAACAATTTTTGTTTTTCTTGTAATACAGAGCCGAATAGGGCTACGCTATTATGAATTCCGGCCTCTTCTAATCTCCAAACATTTCCTGGACTTTCGACCAGCACAACATTTTTATTTTGTTGTATATAGTCTTTTGCATACCATAGATTATATAGATATTCTTGTGTTTTAAATCCCTTATTATGTTTCCACTTAGAATATTGCCATAAATAATCTGAATTTGGACAATCTTTTGTTAAATTATGATAACTTTTACATTTAGAGCATTGAGTAAAAATACTTCTACCAGAACAACCTACCATATGTTCATGAGTGTCGTCGTATACTGGCACAACAGCCCTATCGCCCATTTCTTTTTCGGAACTTAAACATTCACCAACATCATATTTGATAAGTATCTCAGAAGAAAATCCTCTACTAATAAAATAATCTGATGGAATTTTTAAATTCTTTACTATTTTATCTCTTGTGATTTTAGGAGTATCGTCAACAGATCTAATATCTGTTTGTATATTATTAACAATATTTACAAAATTATTTTTTTCTACTTCTTTTTTACTAACTTTTATTTGACTAGGATTCTTTTTAGTAAAATTAATAGCATATTCTACAGCATCATTAAAAGAAACGGTTGGATCGCCCGGTCCTGTCCAACCATTTTGTTTAGACAAACAACCTCTTATAAATCCTATAATAGATCCTTTGAATGTTTCTTCGCATTGATGCGTTCTGCATTTCCAGTTGCCTCTATATGAGTCTCCTTTGTAATATAAATTACAAGCAGAATTATTATCTCCGCCATGAATTGGACATCTCATGGCTATCATGCGATCAAAAGTTTTGTATTCTCCAACATTTAAATTATCTAGTAAATTATCTATATCTTCACATAAATAATCAGATAGTACTTTAAGTTGTTGTTGATTATACGAACGGGATTTCTTGATCGTCATTGTTGTTCTCATCATTAACGATAAATCCTTTGTCTGTGTTAGTATTATTATTTACTAATTCCAATCTTGTCTTACCTTCTTCAATTTTTGCACACCAGCCCTTCATGTGACAATTAATATAGTCATTGTCGTCTAGGCCTCCACCATGTCTACTAATAATAGGAACAAGTTTTCTATTACCGTTAGTCGGTCCGTCTTCGGCAATCTCTTCGTCGCTTTTTCTTTTGAAAATAGTAAAATTGCTACATAACCATATTATACGATCAGAGCCGCTGGCGGTATCTGTGGTTTCTTTTGTTATACCATCCCTATTTAATTGTATAAAACCAAGAATAGGAACTTTATATCTGACAGCAAAATTATGTAAGCTTGTCATCATAAAACCTAAAACCTGATACTCTTTCATATCCTGAGATATTCCTGCACTATCCATTAGTTTTAGATAATCATAAACAATAACGCAGTCTTTGGCTGTTCCATCTGGGTGTAGCCCAACCTCCTTAACAAGCCATCTTCTCATGATAGCCAATTGTTCTTCAAATGGTTTACCAGCGATTGACTTGTAATACAGTCTAACATCTTTAAGTTCTTTTTGAGCCGTTTGTAATCTATTATTTTTATCCGGAGACTCAAATGCTTTACCGGTTTCTATACTTGAAATCTCTATTTCTGTCATCATGGCCAAAACTCTATTAAGATGATCGTCTGTGCTCATCTCGGTGTCCATATTTAATACTGGCACTTTGACATTTTTTGCTATGTGTAAACCAATATTATCTGCTAGCAGAGTCTTACCAGTTTTTGGTCTTGCTGCTATAATACTTACTGATCCTTTTCTAAGACCACCACCTATAGCATTGTCATAAACATGAAATCCTGTAGATATGCCAACTTGATCAATGGGATTTTCTTTGATATTATTGATATAATCATCAACGATATTTGCTATACAAACAGGATTATTGTCGGTATCATTTAGCAGTGTTGAGAAATTGAAGATACTATCTTCTGCTAATCCTATAATCGACGATATTGGTTCGGCACCGGTTATATCTAATAATTTTTCTTTTGCTTCTTCTAGTTGATCTCTAAGCAATCTAGCTATTTGTAGTTTTCTAATTTTAGCTGCAAATTTTCTAACATTTTCTAGATTAACCGGAAAATCTATAATAGCTTTTAAATGTTGAGTCTCATTTTTTTGAGATAAAATATGACCAAAATTTAATGATTGAGCAACAGATAGGATTGATGCTATATCTATGGAAGGACTATGATCTTTTTCACATATCTCTTTTATTACTTGATATATCATTATATTACTATCAACAGTAAATGTTGATGGCTGTATAATATCCGCAATATCTAAGTATGCATTTTCACCGTATTTGCATATTCCAGACAATACCGCTCTTTCTGCGGCAGGATCACAAAGTATCATTTTTCATCCAGCGTTTGTTGAACAGTTATTACATTTATAGCGAGAAGGACTATCATGCACAAGGGCCGGATTTATATTTTCTGTTTTTCCACACACCCTGCATTTCACAGATACCGGCTCGTATTCTCTTGTTCGTGCAACTGGTGGATGTTTTGCTAATTTTTCATCTATTAGATTATCATCTTTGTGCATATGAAACTCACTCATTTTTTCAAATTTATTACCAGACTGTGCTGGAAGTCTTTTATTTTTAGTACGGATACTATTTGTTAGTTGAGTATCTTCGCTCTCGACAGAGGAAATCTCTTCTTTTGTTTCAGCTTTTTCGTCTGGTAACAAAGACTGAAGTACGGTAATTAAATTTTTTATTTGTTCTGGGTTGTTTAATAAATCTTTAAGATCCATGTTTACTTTTACTCTTTTGGATGGAAATCATAACATCAGATAAGTTTTTTATACTATTAGCCAGATATTGCAATCTATCACTACGTTGTTTTGCATATTTTTTTATACTATTCAATCCATTAGCTTTTTCATTATGTTTAATAGCCTGTATTGATTTTTCAATATAACCATATCCTTTATAGTTATTAATATCGTCTGCTATAACTTCTTTTATATTTTCGTCCGCCCAGTTATATCTTGCTATTTCTCTATTTAAACTACGTTGTACATAGAAAGAGAATTGGGATAATCTATATGATATTTGCGCACAATCTTCTGGACTTAATTTCTCTATTTCATCTCTGTTCATTGATGTATATTTATTAATTTCTTCCGATGGTATAATACTAGCAGAGAATTCTGATAAACCTATAGAATTTTCGTATTCGTCTAAAATCTTATCCCAATACTGTAATTCTTCTTTAGATGATTTGCTGTTCATGATTTATTCTTTGTGTCCATTGATCTATATTTTCATGATATGGTAATTCTATGTATCTTATATTATTAATATTGCACCATTCTGATTTTTCTCTATCTTTTTTTTGAGCTTTAAGAAAACTCATCATGTTACCATGATAATATGGTACATACTTATAGTGTTGTTCTCCATGAACCTCAACACACCATTTTAATAGTGGTAGATAAAAATCTAAATATGCTATTTGGCCTTTTCTTATTGGTATCAAAACTTCTTCCAAGATTTGTAGTGTTGGATGAAGAGAAATTAATAGGTTTCTTGCCTGCAAATGGTACGATGACTTATTTTGTATTTTACCTTTTGAAACGTAACCTGTCAAGGCCCAAGAAACAACTTCTCCATCCAAGTTAGTTATATTCATTACTTTTTAATACCCAACAGGCTTTTAACAGAATCTTCGACCTCTTTTGCTATTTCTGGATTTTCCATCAAAAATATTCTGGTTTTTTCTGCTCCTTGAAATTTATGAGAGTCTTTGCTGGTTTTGATGGTATACCATGCTCCACCTTTATTTATAACTCCGACGTCTGAGGCCAAATTGACAAGTTCTGTGAGCTTATCTATACCTTCGTTATAGCGAATAAAGCTTTTTGCTACTCCTCCAGGAGGACCGAGAGCAGAACAAATAACTTGCCATTCAACCTCTTGGCCTATCTGAGTATCGTCTGCTCCTAAAGACCATGGCTTAGAACTTTTTGCTCGTAGTTTAATATCGGTTTGATACGCAATACCTTGACCGCTTTTCTCCTTAAATTCTGCCCCATATCCTGTTGGATTACCCATCAAATGAGTAATCCCAATCACAATATTTTTATTTACAGGAATAACATTAGAAACTTTTCTACAGAATTTAGCTAATAATTTTGCACCATCTGCTCTTTGCATTTTATCCATATCGCTGGTGATTTCAGCTTCTGTGCATAGCGCAGAATAAGAATCGATAATTACTATCGAACCAGGAATTTCATTAATAATTCTTTCTGCTATTTGTAGATATTCTTCAGCATGTAAAATCTTACCCTGTTGAGATCCTATAATATGAAATCGAGTTAAATCTAATCCCTTAATACCCAATAAATCTCTTTGTTTTAGTCTACCTTCGATATTTAGGTAGTACACTTCTCTGGGATTTTTAAGATCTCCTTGGTATTCTGGTTTTTGTGCTGTGGTGGCAAAGTCCAGTGAGGATAAAGTTTTTCCACATTTAGGTTGTCCTGTAAATATCACAAAACTACCTTCTGGTATTCCTCCGCCTAGAACTATATCCAGAGCAGGACTAATAGGAATAGTGAGTATCTTTTTTTCTACCAGTGAATTACCTGATAATATAATATCGTCTCCAAAATTTTTAATTATATCTTCTTTAAGACTCATTATCTATATCCTCTAGTTTTGAAAGTATATTATTAGATTTTTTATGATTGTTTGTTTTATATTTTTTATGAGATGATCTGTCTATATCTTTTGAAAATTCTTTGTTTTGTGAATCTAAGATTTTCTGATGATGTTCTATAATAGGTTTGAGCATGGGCGCTCGCAACGAATAAGTATTTACGGTTTTGCTATCTTGTAAGGCTTTTACTATAGCCAAAGGATTATATTGTTTAACTAACTTATTTGCTGTTGCAATCTGATTTCTATAAAAAGCAGACCATTCTTTATTTAGCCAAAATTTATAGTGAATATCTTTTTTGTCAAGTTTTGCCTTTTTTTCACAAATAATTTCTGTGATATATTGGGCAGCAGATACTTCCTTATTATTGGAGTATCTAGATATGAATTTCATTTGGTGAACGGTTTGAATATATGGTCTGGTGACTTTTGCGGATTAGATAATTTTGATCTGTTATGATCGTTCATCATAGATGCTTCTTGTGTCATAATAGCAACGGTGTTATTTTTTTTAACAGCAGTTTTTGTTATCATCAAATCTTTAGCTGTCGGTTGTTGATTCACCTTTATCAGATTTTCTGATTCTATCACAGATTGTACACTCTCAACAGATAAATTGGTTTCAGAAGCTATCTGTTCTGTTGTAAAATTCTGAGAAAATAAATATTTGATAGCGTAAATATTATTTTTTGATATTTTTGCCATTACATCCTCTCTCTTTCTGCTTTGATCAGCCAAGCTGAATTGCCTGTTAATAAAAAATTTAGATAAAATGAAAATGTGGTAGAGTTTACAGATACAAATTTACTAGCTGGTCTTACAACATTATGTAGAAAACTGTAGCTTTGTTCTCTGTCCAATTTTGATATTGGATTAAATAATTGATTATT